CGGCTCTACAACGATACCACGGTCGGTTTTCCATGTCTTGGGGACTGTTGTCCATCTGCCGCCCAAGCTGACAACCGGTCTTTTAAGACCGGGCCAGTGCGGGTAGAGGTGTGCAATACTAGAGAAAACTCTAGCTGCACCAACAGTCGTCGAAGCATCGGCGTCTAATTTATGACGCACGGAAGTATTTTTGGATACCCCGATGGATGCCCCCGGGCCAAAACCACAATCAAGGTCTTCAATGCGAGGCACTGGTCCCAATAACTTACCTATTTTATACTGCATGGTCTGAAGTAGACCGTTCAGCACCGAGTTATCTCGGAGGTCAAGTCGTTGGTTAGTGCGTCTACATTGGGCCTCTGCATCAACAAAGGATTTGAGCGCAGCAGCTTTACGATCTACGACGATACCCGGTAGGGTGTCGCGCTTCTTGTAAAACGCTTGCACTTGTGCAATCATGAAGTATTCACTCCATGAGAGCTCCTGAATAACCGGATTGAACTCGAGGATCTGTATTAACAGATCTGGAGATCTACTATTCTTATAACATGAGAATAGATCCTTGAAAACAAGGAATTCCGGAGTTGATGAGGGATAGTGGTTAAGGACTTTTTCGCACAACTCTACTATGCATTCTTCTGAGTTTTTCAAAGACTCAGTATAACCAAGCTTAGCTTGAGTCATAATGCCTCCAATGAACATCATAATAAGGAGAGTAGAGAAGAAAAGGATGATCACATGTTCACCCTGGCTTCTCTGTTAGAACGGCTTTTCCAAATCGTCGATTTGGGAAGCTGCAGCTGCAGAGAGGAGCCAGTTCGCCAGCATAATACGCAGGTTCTTTCGATCCTGTTTAGTAGAACGCTGGTGATTGAACAGGTTAATCACACCTTTCAGTTCATGTGCGACACCCGGGGGTGCTACATATCCCTGAGCAGTGCCACCTGCGGTTTGTTCCATAACTGGAATAACCAGCGACATAACGTGCTTATGCACGCCGTTCGCTGTGGTGGCTAGCTTAGTGTCAGCTTCCAGACGCTCCATACCCACCGCGGGTACGGAAACACCATTACGACGCCATTGCGGCTTCGGATTGGTAGCAATCGGATTGAACACATGGGATACTGGTGTAGTTTCGCCATCGGCGATGGACACTGCGGCAATTTGCGGCATGTGAGGGTATTCCTATAAGAAGTTAAGCCAATGGTGGTTACCAATTGACAAGTTGTTGTTCGCACTTCGAATCGTCGCAAATTTGCGTCGGGAAGCACGATCA